AAAATGATGTAATATCCATAACTATACTCCTTCATTATTCCAAAGAACTATAACACCTTTAACTATTTAATTTCACACGCACCACCGGCACAAGCCAATTCACCAGATAAATCAGTATTATCATCCATTTCTACAATCTTTGATAAGTCAACATCATGCAGTGTTTCCATTAACTGATTATATTTTTCTTCCGTGATGTCCTCGAAAGGTGCCTGAATATATGAGCCGCCATCATAGTTGAGAACAGAAAGTCCGTTGAAATGTTCTTTGTTTTCCCACATCCAATTACCAACCGCATCCCATTCATGTTCACGAATAGAAACTGTTGCAGAAATATTATGGGTATTCATACCAGTTCTGTGACCAGGTTTAATCCAATTCTGATTGAACCATTTTACTCGTTCTAACAGTTGCAATGGACTTTCACTACGAAGTATTGAACCTTCAGGTGCCTTTTGTGGAACACCAATTACAGCAGTATCATGTGGACGGAAGTATTCGTCTTCTACCAATTCAGGATGATTAATTGCAAGATAAGAGTAAATTGCCTCATTCTTACCAACACGAACACGGCGTAAATAGAAATCATTGTGCCATGCGTGAATACCAGACGAACAACCTAATGTCAATGATGATGTTCCAGCAGGTTTAATTGTTGTTGTACGAGCAGATTTATTTATACCGATTATACCCGCAACTCTTTCATTCTCCTCACGAGAAACTTTAGCAGCCGCCTTTAAGTCTAACTTTTGAGCTTTTCCAGAACCAATACCTGTCATACCAACACCAAGAAGAGCATCCTTCTCAGTTGTTCTTTGCCAGATAGGACGAAGATAATGGAAGTCCGTATATCCTGCCTGCATTGTTCCAATGAAAGCAGCAGCACGAACTCTTGATTCTAAATCCTCTTGGTCAACAACATCAGACACATTCACTTCACATAAGTTACAGAATTGGAATGGACGAAGTGCAATCTCACAACAAGGATTTGTACCCCAATCTTTATCATTTGAAAGATAAATTCCAGGTTCACCTGCATTTGATAATTCTATTTTCTTCCAAAGTGACTTGAAAAATTCTTCGGACACTTTACTACGAAGAAGAACTGCCGAGTTATTTGCTCTGCCTCTTTGTGGATTGAGTTCCCACCAATTTCCAAACTTACATGAAATCATATCGTCATCATCAGCAGAGAAAAGAGAAATAAGAGCAGCACGGCGAATACCACCGGCAAGAACTGCATCTGCAATATGACAGACAATATCGTGAACTTCAATAGGTGATAATTGTTCACCATCTGTTTTCAAGTCAAGAATTGCTCTAATCTTTTCAATACAGATTCTCAATGGTTCTGGACCTGGTGCCTTTCCACCACTTGTAATAAGTCTTGCACCCTTGTGACGAATATCTGAATAATCAAAACGAATAGTTGAACCACCTGTGAAGTAAGATTTCAATACTGCCTTAACAGCATCTGCCCAACCTTCAATCGAATCACTAATCAAAAATCTTCTTTCTTTTGCCTGTGGTTTATGTATTGGTGGTAATTTTTCCACATGGTGTTTTTGAACTGAGTAACCTACACCAGTTCCACCGAGAAGAAGAAACATCACTTCACCAAAAGCACGCCAATCATCTATTGGCATATAAGCACAGTTATAAATTCTGTTTGGACTTATTTCAATTGGTTTACCACCAAATTGAAGTGAACGCATTGATGGTAAAACTTTTTTATCATACACAAACTTATAGACATTTTCAATCTCATCTTTCAGTTGTGGGTATTTTCTCTGATGCATTTCTTTATTTCTTGTTACCAACTCTTCCCATGTCTCTCTACGGTTCTTCTCTGGAAGATACCTTGAATATTTCATATAAACTGTAATCTCTGAAAGAATACGATTACTAATGTCCATTTAATTCTCCGTTTATTTTTTATTGAAAACTTGATTTTTTTGGTGTAAAACAATACTATGTAGAGATAAGTATGTAGTTTGAATTAAAAAAATGGATTTTTATTAAAAAATATTTTTCCACTAAAATCCTTCTAACTCTTTGAACTTTTGTGATAATGCCTTCTTAACATTTACATCACCTTTCATATTCACCGTAACACTTTTTCCCATATCCGATGTTGGTTCATAGATTTCTATATGTCCATTCATCGTGTTTATTTTACTTGGGAATGTCATACCATCTGGACCAAAACGATTTTTGATAATATGCCATCTACCAGTTCCACCAACCTTATCATTCAGTTTTCTCGAAAGAGACATAATGAAATCGCATACCATAACCTTATTATATGATTCGGAAATTTTACCACCTTCAATAACATCATCTTCAAGAGCAGAACGATTTGCCTGTGAAGCACTCCATACCGGAATGTTATATGTTCCCGCAAGACCTCTTAGGTCTTCGTAAATATCATTCAGTTCTAATCTCTTATCACCGGCTTTTGCAGGTCTAATCAAATCTGCATAATCGATAACAATCAAATCCGGTTTCTTACCTTGACTAATACATTTTTCAATGTGTGATGTGATAGTGTTTATACTTGCTGTTTTTGTTGGATAGTATTTTAATATCAATTCGCCTGGTAATGTTTCCATAATCGATTTTATTTTTTCTTGTGCGTGTTCTTCTACAAGATTTTGAAAAGCAATTTTTGTGAAGTAAGCATCAAATCTACGAGCAACATAAAATTGATTCAATTCCAAAGTATAATACACAACGGTTTTACCAGACAATACAGCATTTGCCGCAACACTAACCAATCCCCACGATTTACCGCCACCAGCAGGTGCAACAATAACTCCAAGTTCACCACCGCCAAGACCACCACTTGTAATATCATCAATAACATTCCATCCTGTTCTCACACAATTACGAGAACCAACTTCATATCTCGAAAGAATATCTATTTTATAATCATGTCCAATATCTTTATCACCACCGGCTTTGAGTGCATTATCGATTTTCTTTTTAATCATATCGTACTTACCACTCTTAAGCAAATCAACCGATTCAAGTATTGCAACCTTCATTTTTTGATTCTTACAAAATTCAAGTACAATATTTTTAACATATTCGGAATCCGAACTTTCTTTATACTTGGCGGTTTCTTTTAAAGCATCTGCAATAGTTGACTTTAATACTTTATCTTCAACCGCAAGAACTTCCGACTTAAATACTTCGGAAGTAGGTGGTTGTTTATATTGTTGATAGTATGATACTATCTTATCAACTATCCAACTATTTGCTTGTGATTCAAAATAGCCAGCGTCAATAATATCAAAAACTTGTTGTAAAAATATTTTATCTGAGATAAGGGATGCGATTACTTTTATTTGAAAAGTGTGACCGTATTGTGATAAGTTATCCTGCATATTTTGTTCGTAATGTGTTTAGGTTTGTAAAATTTTTATGTATCCAAGTATCCCAATCGTTCATCACAGATTGCATTTTATCTTGTATGAACAATTTATCCAACTCTATTTTGTTCAAAGATTGTATTTCACTATCAACTATGTTTCTTATATTTGATTTATGACTTTGTGAAATATCAACATCATGTAATTGCATGATTTCATAATTGGTTTTGAAAACTTCAATGTTATGTTTTAATTCATTCATTGCTTTAAGTTTTCCATCATACAATTTACAAAATTGAACGAAATTTTCCAAATCTATTTTTCTTTTTTCTGATAACATTGGGAAGTTTTTCAATATAGTTTTGTCACCTATACCGTTAATTCCTTTTATGTTATCGCTTTTATCACCAAGCAGTGATTTGTATATTATAAAGTTTTCACACCAAATTCCTGTTTCTTCCAACAGATTTTCTGGTGTATACATTTTTTTCTTCGTAGGTAGATATACATTTACATTTTCAGAAACCAATTGTAAAAAGTCTCTATCATTGGAAAGTATAACTGATTTTTCTTTAAAGTATGAACATAGGTATGCTATTACATCATCCGCTTCTATGTTATCCATACTGATTATTGATATAGGTAAATTTTGTAGATAGGAATAAACACGGAACAACTGATACTTCATTGACTTCTGTTCTTCTTCAAGATTCTCGAAACCAACAACTCTATTTAATCTCGACTTAGTTGCCCGTCCTTCTTTGTAGTTTGAATATATTTTTTTCCTTCTGTGTGAACCACCCTTACCATCAAAGACTACAACAACCCGTGTGGGATTAACCATACGGATTGTTGCAGCAAGTGATTTGAGGAAGCCAGATAGACCACCAATATGTTGACCATCTTCATTTAATGTTGGGATTGCAGAAAATGTTCGGATAAACAAATTCAAACCATCCACTATCAAAACCTTACTATCTCTATGAAGATGTTCTTGGTTTTTTCTATCTGTATCAATCTCATTTAACAGTCTTTGATATTTGTTAATCATACTTCATCCAATAGTGGATCATTTGATAAAACAACATCATCAATACGAGCACCGTCTAATTTTTGGTATTTCATAATAACCTTGTCAGCAATTTCATCGTAAACTACATCTTGTAGTTTTGGATTACTCATAATCTTTTCAACAAATTCTTTTGATTGAAATTTTATTACTTCTCCCGATATTTTATCAGTCCAATTATACCAAGCGCCTGATTGTGAAACAAGACTATGTTCCTTCATAACAGTTAGCCATGAAGAATAATCATCGATACCACTATCGAAATAAACTTCATATTCACATTCTCTTAATGGAGGACCACATCTATTTTTGACTAACTTTGCCTTAACTCTCGAACCAACAATTTCATCACGCCCATTTACCTTTGCTTTGATTGCACCGATAGATGAAAGACGAATACGGACAGAGGCATGAAAGGGAATTCCTTTCCCACCAGGAGTTGTCCAAGGATCAGAGAATGCCGGAGCATTTAGTTTTTGACGAAGTTGATTTGTAAATATCAAACAAATCCTTTCTCTACCAATTAGATTTGTTATCTTTCTCATTGCCTTTGAAATGATAAGTGCCTTTGCCGTAGCATAACCATCCTTATCAAAATCTGCAGCCATTTCTGTTTTAGTAGATGCACCGGCGATTGAATCCACAACGATAGTAACCAATCGGTTTTTATCTGATGAACGGACTTTATCGATGATAACTTCAACTGTTTCAAAAATGTCTTCAACGGTTTCCAATGGTATGTATAACATTTCCTTCAAGTTCAACCCAATTGCACTGAGGAATTCCGTGGATATTGCATTTTCAGTATCTATGTAAACTGCAAGTCCACCTTTCTTCTGTGTGTTCAATAGAACATGAGCGGCGAGAAGAGATTTTCCAGACTGTTCAAGACCTGTTATCTCCGATACTCTACCGACTGGAAATCCACCGTACTTACGGTTAGAAATTGCCAAATCCAACATGGTTGAGCCAGTTCCTACCCATTCCTTAACAATAGTTGGAGCGTCATCGTCTCCTTCAAGGAAATAAGCAGATTTAACATTTTGTGTCTTGAACTGTTTATTTATAGTTTCTGCAATAAGTCCACCGAGTTCATCGGTCAACTCACTCTTACTCTTTGCCATAACTTACACCTTTATTAGAATAGGTCTTTAAATGCGTTGTCTATTTCTTCAATCGTTGGGGTTTGTTTCGTACTAGCAGTTTCTTTATAATTAACTTCTTCAGAACTTTCTTCTGACACAGAACCACCCAACCATGTTTGTAGTTGTGTCTTCAAATCATCATAAGTTGGTTCCGGAAACAGTTCTGTGATATTCGGCTGTTGTTTGATTTTCTCAATTACAGCAGAATTATCGGTAACAGGTGTTTCTTTTGGTTTAATACGAATAGTTGTTTCTGCATAAGATTTACCAACTTCTTCAGCAGATTTTACAGTGACCACAATATCACGACCTGATTGAGGGTCACTAATATCACCGTAATCTGGATCTGCAATGAATGCAAGAAGTTCTTCGTAAATTTGTTTACCAAATCCCCAAAACTTTACACCTTCTGTTTCTTGTCCACGAACAATAACTGGAACATAAACTCTCATCTTTGGTTCAAGTTTTCTACCCATTACCCAATCTTCTTTATCGCCTGTTTGTTTTAGTTTTTCAGCAAACTCAACCACTGGATCAGGACGACCAAATGATGCGGGAGAAAGAATAGATCGTTTACCTAAATTGTAATGAAAGTACAATTCAAGAAATGGATTTTCTTTGTTGTGAATATAGGGAACAATTCTGATTTGGGTTTCACCCGGATCGGGTTTCCAAATGTTAGATGTGCGATTGTTTGTATTCTTCAATGAATTCAAACGGCTTCTGATTGCATCTAGGTTTATAGCCATGATGTAACTCCTTAAATAATAATGTATAATGTTGAACTATCAAAGTTCAATGATTTAATTTCTACAAATATAGTAATTTAATGTTTAATAAGCAAGCATTTTCTATAAATAAATATGGGAAATCCGAAGATTCCCCATGTTAAAGTCTTTAAGTGGCGATGTATTATCTTTGCATATAATCATCATAATCATCGGAACGACCGGCTGGTTGTTTCATTTCATAATCAAATTTATATGGAATTTCTATTTTACCAGGTGGATTTACATTCTTTCTAATGTAATCTGCCAATTTAGTTGGTCCATTAAAACTATTAAACCAAGTATGTTCACCGTCTTTAAAGTAACTCAAATCAACAAATTTAACTCTTTTAGGCATACCCTTGTGTAATGCATAAGGATCTCCTTTTGTTTTTGGTGAAAACTTTAATATCTCAACATAGCTCATCGGTAATAACAAATTATTTTTATCATCAAGATGAATTGTTGGATCGAATTGAAAAGTACCGTTATAGCTTATTGTACCATCATAATTCATTGTTACTTTTGAAAAATCCAATCCCATATCTTTTGCCAATTCTTCAACAGTTTTCTTTTGAAGTTCTTGTGCCATCGGTGTATCTTGTTTACCAAGAACTGGAGATTTATCACCTGTTCCATATCTTTCGGCTTCATATTCTGCCCAAGCAGCATCTTCAGCAGCAGTTCCAGCGGCAGCAACTGCCTTATCGTATAATTGTTTTTCCTTTGGTGTCATGGTTGAAACTTTCTTTTGTTTAACCTCCTCAGGTGAACCCATACCAACTTTCTTCAACACATTATCAAAAAATC